AACACCATTCCGTAGGATTGATGCAGATGAGACGATGATGGCTGTGTTGTTACCAGTTCAAAGATTTGTGAAAGCAACAGATAGTAAGGTGTATTCTGATTCAAGAAGAATGGCAAATGCGCCTAGGAGACCACAATAATGTCATCAGTAGATAAATTTTTAGCAACGCTGGACAAGAGTGCAAAACCAAATAGATTTGAGTGTCAAATAATCCCCCCACAGGCACTAAAAATGTCTGCACAATTACCTAGAGACTTAAATCTTCGTATTGAGTCTGTATCATTTCCCGGCCGCAATATGAGAACTACAACTGACGAAAATATCTATGGGCCTACATACGAGGTGGCACAAGGAATAACATATGGAGAGGAAGTATCTATTACATTTCTTCTTAAAAATAACCATGAAGAAAGATGGTTTTTCACTGCATGGCAAGATTATATAGTCAGTCCAACTACATACAATGTATCATATTATAATGAATATGTGTCTAGAATGGAAGTGTTCCAGTTAGATGAAAACGATAGAAAAACAGCTGGTATCCAAATTAGAGATGTATTTCCAAAAACAGTAAACGCAATTGAATTTTCTAACACATCAACAAATGATATTATACGAGCAACTGTAGGAATGTCATTTAGGGAATGGGTGCCTCTTGCAGTTGATCCGATATCAGGAAGATATTCACCATATGAAGAATATGATGAAGTTGTAGTAACAAAGCGTGGAACTCCAAGATTGTTCACTAAACAATCACAAAACGGTTTCCCAATTAGTCGTCCAATTGGAACGAGTCATGTTGATTCATTTCCTGGCCGAGAAAAAGGTATATTTGAAGACGCTGGTAAAGCGTTTAATGATGTTATTGCAGCAAGAGATAGAGTTGTCGGAGCACAACAAAAAGTTCTTGCATTTAAGAATTTCTTTAAGGGAATAACCAAAAAACCATTCGGAAACTTAGGTGTCCGATTCTAAATTGTAATGTAAATAGGAGATAATTATGGCATTACCTAAACTTGCAACAAACAAGTATGAGTTGACGCTACCCTCAACTGGCGAAAAAGTTGAATACCGTCCATTTCTTGTAAAGGAAGAAAAACTTCTTTTAACTGCCCAGTCAGCTGGGACAGAAAGGGATCAGATTAATGCAATCAAAGAGATTGTAAGAGCCTGCACTTTTGATAAACTAGATGCAGATAAAATTGCGTTCTTTGACTTAGAGTATGTATTTTTACAACTTCGTGCAAAGTCTGTAGGAGAATCTGCAAAGATTGAAATTACTTGTCCAGATGATGGAGAAAGTAAAGTTATTGTGACAGTGAATCTTACTGATATTGAATGTAAAAGAAGTGTGGAACATAATGACAAAATTGAACTTACAGATGGTGTAGGTATGATTATGCAATATCCAAAAGTAGATATTATGGTAGATGCACAAGGTGTTGCCGATGACCCTAATAAATCATTTGATATTATCAAAAAATGTATTGGACAAATTTATGATGCAGAAAATGTTTATGACAGGGCGGATATGGATGAGAAAGAACTTGATGAATTTATTGAATCAATGAGTCATGAACAATTTACTAAGATGCAAACTTTCTTTGAAACAATGCCGAGAGTAAAACATTCAGTTAAGGTTAAAAACCCAAATACTGGTGTGGAAAGTGAAGTTGTATTGGAAGGGATGGCCTCTTTTTTCTAGTAGCCCTCTCTCACAATAATCTTGAAAATTATTTCAAGACTAATTTCGCTTTAATGAAGCACCACCAATTCTCCTTAACTGAAATAGAAAATTGGGTGCCGTGGGAGAGGGAGGTTTATCTATCTCTTCTACTACAGTATCTAGAAGAACAAGAAATGAAAGAACGCCATAGGGCAGCCAACAATAAATATAACAAATAGGGAGAGTTATTGTGGAAGAGGAAATTAAAGAAAAAGGATACCATCCAGCAGACACAAATGGGGATGGTGTTGTAACAGATGATGAAAGAGAGATGTATCTTGAGTTCAAGAGAAAAGAACTTGAAGATGCAGACGCCCGTAGGGACGCAATGCGTCAGATGGCTTGGTTCTCGCTTTTTGGTATGTTGTTATATCCATTTGCAGTAGTAATTGCAAACTGGATTGGACTTGATAATGCATCAAAGATTCTTGGTGACATGGCCGCAACTTACTTTGTTTCAGTCGCTGCTATTGTAATGGGTTTCTTTGGAGCAAACGCTTACTCAGATAAAAAGAAGTAAAATAAATGGCAGACGATAAACAAACTGGTAAGGTAATTGCAGAAGAAGTAAAGAAGGGTATGGAAAAGGTCACTGGTGAAATCACCGGCCCTATTAAATCCTTCTTCCCATCTCTGATATCCCAAATCCCAACCGCAGATTCTTTTCTAAAGGTTGCAAAATCTCTTGCTCCTAAGAAAGAAAATGCTGGTAAACTTGTGGAAGAAGAACGAGAAAAAGCTAATCGACAAAAAGAACAAACAATTCTTTTGGAAAGAATGGCAAATTCTTTGGATGGGCTTTCAAATGGTATCAGTAACCTATCCCCTGAAAAGGTCGGGATGGGTCTTCTTGCCCCTATTGGTGTTATCGGAGCTGTCGTTTCTGGGTTTGTATCAGGATTTGTCGGAGAAATCAAGAAACAATTTACTGCACTAAAAGGTATCTTTGGTGGATTTAAAAACATCCTAGTTACTATTGGAGATAGTTTTAAAGGTAGTGTAAAGTTTTTAGATGATGTCATAGACTTCTTAGTAAAAGATACCTTCATGGAAGGTGGTGCAACAAAAATAAAAAACTTCTTTAGCACCAAACTAAAAAGTCTTTTTACTAATGTTACTAAAATTACTGATAGTATTGTTGATGTTGCAACTAAGGGACTTGAGCCCATTACAAATATTGTAACAAGAATTAAGAACTTCTTTTCTACAAATTTGGCGGCCGCCCTTCGTCCAATAGCAAATACAATTGATACAATTACCGATACCGTAAACAATGCACTAGAACCTGTAAAAAATATTGTAACAAGAATTAAAACATTCTTTAGTTCAACATTCCTAAACGGAATTACAAAAATCACAGACACTTTTACTAATGTTGTGAATGTTGCAGATGATGGTAGGTCTTCAGCTATTGCAGAAAAGTTTAAAAGTTTAGTAAAAGGAATTAAAGATTATTTTGGGCGTTTTGGGCCAATATTTGATGACTTTATAAATGCTGTAAGAACATCGGTTAAGGCTGCTGATGACGCTGGTGGGATTGTAGGGAAAATAATTGGATTTGCAAGAGGATTTGGACAAGTTTTAGGTAAGATATTTTTACCAATTACAATCTTAATGTCTGCATTTGATTTTATAACTGGATTTATGGATGGTTATAGTGAAGAGGGCATTATTGGTGGTATGCGTGAAGGTCTGGCAAAATTATTTGCCAATCTTATTGGAGCACCCTTAGACTTATTAAAAGGTGCAGTAGGTTGGGTTCTTGGTATGTTTGGATTCGATAAAGCCAAAGAACAACTTGCATCCTTTAGTTTCACAGAACTCATCGGGGATTTGGTGCGGCTACCATTTAATATGATTTCTGGTGCAGTAGATTGGGTCAAAACCCTATTTACTGATCCAAAACAAGCACTTACTGATTTGTGGAATGGTATTGTTGGTGAAGGTGGGTTAATTCAACTTATGTTTAAACCTATTGATATGGCCATTGCTTGGGTTCAGGGAGTATTTAAATTTGGTGATCCAGAAAACCCATTCAGTTTAGGAGAAGTTATATCTGGTGCATTAAAGTCAATTGGTGAATTTTTTGGTGGTATATTTGACATCGACATCAAATCAATGGCAAAATCTATTCTTCCTGATAAATTAGTAGATTGGTTTTTTGGTGATGACGATCCATCAAATATGTCGTCTGAAGAAAAAGAAGCCCGCCGTGCAGAAATTGAACGAGAAAAACAAGAAGCTGCTGATAGAATTGCTCGTTCAAATCAGGGTGAAGATATGTATTGGGGAAGAGATTCTAAGGGACGAATGGAAGATGCTGAAAAGATTGAAAAACTCAATCGAGAATTACAAGCATTAGGCCCTAAACCAAAACCAATTGATACAAATAGAATTCATTTTGGCCCTATGGCTGATGGTAACTATGCATACTTTAGAAGAGATGCAAGTGGTGGAATCCATGTATTAACTAATCAGGGAAGAGCTAAAAAACTATACGAACAACAGAACAATATTGATGATGCTTTGTTTGAAAGAAAAAGTGGTGGACAAACTGTAATCGTTAGACAGGGAGATTCACCAATAATCACTGGTGGAAGCGGCAGAGGCAAGCAACTTGTGCCTATCGCTGACAATTCCACCAGCAATTGGAATGGTAGTGATTTCTAGTTCGCTAGAGGGTTA